TCAAGTTGAGGCTGCTAACGCTCTAGGTATCCCCGTCGAGGTAATCCAAACGATAGAGGCAGTAGAGTCGGGTGGCAGGGCATCAGCGATTCGATTTGAACCACATTTATTCCTTAGGCATCGACCGTCCCTCTCCCTAGACATCCCCTTCACCAAGGGACCTAGAGGATTCTCTGTGACACGCTCAGAGACTGACCAGTCTGCCTTTGAGCACGCCTTTGAGCTAGACCCTGACGCTGCCGTTAAGTCCACGTCCTGGGGCTTGTATCAAGTCCTGGGCAGTCACTTGATTAGGGCGTATGGGGATGCTCAGCTTGGGGTGGATAGCTTCTACGCCGACCCATTGGACGCAAGCTACAAACTTTTAGTCAGTTGGTTCAAAGGCAACCGTCCCGCATTGGCTGCTGCTCGCGAAAAGAACTGGGCTGAGCTCGCGAAACGCTATAACGGCTCGGGCAACGTGGCGGCATACTCTGCTGCTATGGTTCGCGAGTATGCGAAGGTGACAGCGTGAGCCTCCCAGACAAAGAGGCTGTGCTGCTTGTCCTAGCTGCCCTGCTTGGGGCGGTTGTCTTGAGCTTCATCAACCGGGGTAGCTTGACCTACCTCCCGCCTACCCCACCAGAGAGCTTGTATCAGGGTGCCCCACTCGGCTACCGTGAGCTTCCGTTGGAAAGCTATGAAGGAGACGACGATGATTCCAGTCAAACTACAGAGCCGTAAGCTCGCCATGGCCCTCGCTGGGCTATTGCTCCCCGTCCTGGCTGCTTGGCTTACGGACGAGATCGACGTGGAGAAGGCTGTGTCTATGAGCATGGCCGCTTGCGTGGCTTACCTCGCGTCTCAGGGGTATGTAGACGGCAAGCGAGTCGAGGGGATCATAGAGCCTGTGCTCGATGCGCTGGAGGGGCAGGACGATGTCGACGCCACGGAGTAGACGGCTAGCTAAGGAGAAGCAGGCGGCGGGGCTTATAGAGGCCCACCATAGCGAGCTCGAGACTCTTCTCATTCAGGTGACCAATGATATTGGTTCTGACCTCCTGGGCCTCAACGCCTTCCAGAGGGACTCGCGGATCGCGGCTGAGATGGCCTTCAGGCTAGACCAGGCCGTGGAATTTCCCTCTCCTTTGATGGAGGCAGCGGACTGGTTTATATTTTACCTAGCTAGCCTGGCAGTCATCGGTGTCGTAAGGGCGGTCGAGCGGTCCATGAAGAGGAAGAAGGAGACTGCCGAGAAGCTCAAGCGTAGACTTGATGAGCGTGGTCCCCGGATGGCTAAGGCTGCGAAGCGTAGAATCGAACGACGAATCGCCAGACTCGAGAAGGCCACGTAGAATCATCTGGGAGTGAGTATGGTAATCAAGTACAAGAAGACCACGCCCAAGTCCGCTTACGGGCCAAAGAAAAACGTGAAGAAGAAAAAGAAGGTCAGTCGGCGCGGTCGTCGCCCGGCCCCCTCTTCCAGCAGAACTCGGAGTAGGTAATGGCAACAGTCAGTACAGCACAACAGGGAAGTCCAATTGGAACAGCCCTGTTCACGGTTACGGAGACATCTACGGATGCCACTGAGGTCAACCTAGACACTGGCGCAACGGGAGGGGCTGGGCTCTTGCTCGTTGAGATCGACAACACCGCGAGCTCGGTCGCCTCGTACTTGAACCTGTACGACGTTGCTGGCGGTGGATCGGTCACTCCGGGCACCACCAACGAGGACTTCGTGTTCATGGCCCCGGCGTCCTCTCGGATCACCTACGCCTGCCCAGAGGGCGCGCACTACGGAGCTGGCCTCTGGGCCGCGATTGTTTCGTCTCCGGGAGCGGCGACAGGCCCCAGCGCGACAGTCAGCGCATACATCCTCATCGACACCTAGGGAGAAGATATGGCTATTGCAGTAAAGAGTTCCGGCGTAACAAGCCCATTCTCTGTCCGTGGAATTGAGGTCACAGACCTCGAGAATACTGGGCTCAACGACTTCTTGAGTTCCTCGACCACGATCTACACCGTGGACCTGGACAACTCGGCAACCGGCGCGGTCTCGTACTTCAAGATGTACGACAGCGCCTCTCCGACGTATGGCACGACGGACCCGGTGTTCATGATTGCGGTTAGGGCCTCAACTCGACAGGTCTGGTCAATCGCCCAGGGCCTCAGCCTGGCAAGCGGGATGTCGGTGATGGCTTGTAATGCCGCTGGGCCCCTTAGCGGTAGTTCTCCCGGAAGCAACTTCAACTGCAGTCTAGTTGTCTCCTAGGCTCTGCCGACCTCCAGTAGTTGGGAGGACAGGAGGAGCCTAGATAACTCCTCGACCACCTCGTCCTCCGAGTCGAGTTCGTCCCACTCGATCTCCTGATTGTTGACTGCCCTGACGGGGTCGAGCATCAGGCGCTTCCAGGCCTGGTCAAAGGCCTCGTCCTCGTCGCCGCCAAACCCAACGACGGGGAACCTGAAGCAGTACATCTTCATTGGCTCAGCGCCCTTCTTGAATTGATCGCGTCGTCGATCACAACGAAGCAGTCGATGCAGCAGACTTGGTATCTTACCTCAAGGGTTAGGCCCCCCTTCCACTTCCTCGGTAGGAGTTGAGCTGGGACACAGTAACTGGACCCGATAGGCTCACTGCACAACTCGCAGTCCCCTTCGGCTAGGTTGGTGATTAGTTTTGCGGCCTTGCGGACGTCGTGTAGCCCGCGGATCACCGGGCCTCCTCCAGTCTATTCATGATGGCCCGAACCCGCCTTGGGGTGTGGAGCCACCTCCGGTATCCGGGGTCGACCTGGGCTCGGGTGAGTTGTTCGATGGCCGAGTCTATCCTTTCTCGCTCCTCAGGGGCCAGTCTCTGGGTCCTGAGGAGGGTGAGGATGGCCAGGGTCTGTTTAATACTTATCAAACCATTCATGGCTCACTCCTTCCAAGTGTCCTTCTGCAGTACTCTGCGATATTGCAGGCGTCTGCCAGCCCGTCGTCTGGTTTTGTCTTACGGCCTGGCGTGAGATCCAAAGCAGGAACGAGCCGTTTGCATGCGGCGATGCTCCTTGGCTTAGGGTCACCGGACCCCGGGCACACTTCGGACTGCCATCGCTTAGGCTGGACGATGTCGTATCGACATCCCAACCCGGACAGCCACCCGTCCAGTCGTCCCCAGTTCTTTCCCATGGTGATGGCTGAGCTCGCTCCCATCTTAGGAGCTGGGCGACTCCCGAGAGCCTCGACAACAGCGCTGATGCTGTCTGACGAGCAGCCTTCATCCCAACACGCGCTCTCGAGCCAGTCACTTAACGCCCTCAGGTCTAGGTCCTTCCCCGTGTGGGGGAGTTTAGTGGATGAGACAAGCGAGCCGTCCCCCCGAAGGAGGACGGCCGCACCTTGTTTCCCTGGGTCCATGCCCAGATACAGTTTAGAAGGGGATGTTGTCGTCATCGGCCAACTCGGCGGGGGCTGGGGCACCGCTGAACTCGTCATCAACTACTTGGTTGAAGTAGAAGTTCGGGTACCCGGTTGCCGAGGTCTTCTGGCGCATCCGTATGTTCTTTCCAATGAGGGCCGAAACCACGGTGCCGACCTTGTTGGCCGAACTGTTGTAGACCGCCTCTACGGGGGGCATTTCACCGAGGACAAGCATCAGGTCTTCGGCCAAGATCTTCAGCCCAATCTCCGAGGCCCTCTGGTACTTCTCGATGTACTTCCCCTTGCAGAGACCGTCAACAACCTCGAGGCCCCACTTGTAGCGCTCTGGGTTTGGTCTCCCGTCATCGTAAGACCAGTAGTCGAAGGACACGACTTGAACGGTGTATTCCCCGTCCTGGAGCTCGTCACGCTCCCGCCTTACGTTATTAGATTTTCCGCCGGCTCCCCGGCTTGTCGGTGTGATCTCGCTCCACATGTCAGTAATACTCATTCTTCAGTCTCCTTAGTTGGCGGCCCAAAGGCCTTCTTAAATGCGGCCTCCAGGGCCTCATACTTCAGTTCTAGTAGGTCGGGCATTGGCTTTCCGAGCTCTCCTCTGGAGCCACACTCAACCTGAACCTTTCCGTCCCGGTGAGGGGCCGTGCGAAGAAGGCGGTTGCCATCCTCGTCCATCTCCGCTCGGAAGATGAAGTCAACCGCCCCGTGAAGCACCTTCCTGGCGCTGCCCGGGAGGGCTGAGGTCACAAGCACCTCACCACTTCTCTTCCCTTGGTCGTCCACCTCAATCTCGCGCCGTTCATGGCTAACGAAGATGACCGACATCCCAAGCCCACGAATGTGGGAAATGACGTTGGTCAGCTTTCTTCTGGCGAGCTTATAGCCCTTTCCGTAGCCACCATCGCCAAGGTCATCCCATCCGTTGCTCCGACAAACCTCGTCCACAAGGAACTCGTAGAGGTTGTCGACGGTGTCGATGACAAGGGTCTCCCACTGGTGCTTTCCCTGGTTGGCCTTCAATTGCTTGATGACGTTGCGGAAGTCCGTCCAGTTTGTGATCTGCATGTCAGCGGCTTCCATGGCTGCGGTTCCGGGCTCCGTCGCCAGGAAGAGGGCCATTGGCCAGCCGTTGGCCCATGTTGTTTTTCCAATTTTTGGCGGTCCATAAATCATCCACAGGTAGGACGACAATGTCCTGTGTGGCTGGTGTCTCTCAGTCGGTATCTCAATCATGGAGTAACTCCTTCCATTCTCAGTTCTTGGTGCGGTCTATCGACCGTCTCGTATGCGTCACGGGTAACTGCCCCGCAACAAAGGTCAAGGAAAGCGCAGCGACCATATCGGCCGACGCAACTTTCCGTGTTTCTGATGGCAAAGCCACCATTCTCAACTGCAAGGATTCGCTTGTGGATCTCCCAGGCCTCATGCCTCCAGAGATCCATCTGCTCCTCTGTTCTGGTAACCATTTCATGGTGAAAGTAGAAGTCGGGTCTGTCTAAATAGTCCTCCTTTATTCGTTCGATGTACTGCTCCGGGGTTTCGTTCTTCCTCTGCTTACTTCCGGGCCACTTGGCCACGGCGTAGAACATGTCTCGGACCTTCCTCTTAAGCAACCTAGACGCAGCCTCGAGGTATGCCGAGACTTGGAAGTCGATGTCGAGCCTGTCGACGTAACTGGCGTCGAGCCTTGAGGTCGTCTTGAACTCGTAGACGGCCGTCGCGTCGAGCCCATCAAGCACCCCAGAGAAGCAGTGCTTTCTCGACGGCCGTCCCGTCCTCGGGTTGATGAGGGGGAGGGTGAACTGAACCTCTCGCTGCGCCGGCCAGTAACTCCAACGCTCTAAGGCTCCAGACACCAGAGCCTCGGCAACGCCTGCGGTCATGAGGAGCCCATCCTGGGCCTCTTTCCCGAAGACCCTGTCCTTGAAGGAGAGGATGTAGTCCGAAGCCGCCTTTGGGTCTCGGTGCTCAATCCCCAGGTGGGCGGCCGTCCCTCGCCTCATCGCCTCCGATTTTCTCTGGGGGCGGAGCAGCTCCACGTACTTGTACTTGTGTAGCCTCGGGCACTTCCCGTAGGTCACTAATTCTGATTGTGTGATTGGTCTCATAGTCTTCCCAGTCAGAGAGCAGGTGCTCTGCTCCGCAGTATTCGCAGGTAAAGGTGCCGTCCAGGTGGACAGGCACCGTATCGTGGTCACAAAAGTCGCAAAAAGTGGGGGTCCTCACTGTGTTCCTCCTTCCTAAGAGGGCCGTTGGAATAATACATTTGCCTATAATTTAAGTCAACCGTTGTCTTACATCTGTCATGTCCCTATAGTCCCTGTCTGGAGGCCATAATGACAACAATTAAAGTAACTGGAACCGGACTTTTGCGAGGGTGGACCTCTCGCGAAGGCATTACAAGACGAGAGGCGGCAGATCGCCTCCAGGTCGGGGTAGCCACCCTAGACTCTTGGCTGCAGGGGAACAGGCGCCCTGGGCTTGCTGCTGCGCGGGTCATCGAGGAAGCCACCGGGGGTCTTGTGAAGACCGACGACTGGCTTACCGAGGAGGAACTCGCCACCGTCCGCTCTGCTCGTCCCTGAGTTTTGAGGGGGTTGGGATGGCGCGGATACGGTCAATCAAGCCAGAGTTTTTTCACCATGAGGGGCTGGCCTCGTGCAGCCCGCATGCTCGCCTTTTGTTTGTTGCGATGCTGCAGTTAGGGGATAGGTCCGGGCGCTTCAGATGGATCCCAATGCAGGTCCATGCCCACGCCTTTCCCCATGAGCCAGGGCTCGACGTTCCAGCCCTGGCCATGGAACTCGAGGGAATCGGATGCATCCGCACCTACACCGTGAACGGAAAGCGTTTTGTGGATATAGAAAACTTCACCAAACACCAGAAAGTGCCTAATTCTGAAAGGAAATCTGTGCTTCCGAAGGTGTCCCAAGAAACTTTGACAACTTTTGTCGGACACGATGTCGCACAAAGTAGGCATTGGAGGGATGGAAGTATGGAGACAGTGGAAGACAGTTCTTCTGCTGGTCTCAATGGTAGTTCTGTAGATCTTGGTTCTTCTGTTAGTAGAGTCTGGAATACATATAAGAAATATCATCCTAAGAGCAGAACTACTCCCCCTGGTAGTTGGCGTGAGTTGGTGGAGAAGGCTCTTGAGGAATACAGCACCGAGGAGATCTGCCTCGTCGTCCGCTGGGCAAAGGAGAGTCGCGACTACGCCTTCATGCGTAGCAAGAACATCGACAAGCTCAACAACATCCTCGCCACCACGAAACTTCCCGGAAGGATTGAGTCGGCCCTTGAGTGGGCCGGAGTGGCCACGTCCCTAGAGACCTACCTTGAAGCGAACGCCCAGGCCGCGCTTCGATACAAGGACGAGCTTGAGCAGCGGGGTTGTCCGATGGACCCGGGCACCCTCACCCACTACATGCAGGAGTACGGGCTTCCGGTTCCGTCCCCTGACGTCGAGAAGAAGGTGATCAAATGGTTGATGAAAAGGAAGGGGTAGAGATGTTTGAGTTTAGTACGGAGGCCTCCGAGAGGGCCATTGTTGGGGCTGTGTTTCTTGCTGGCGAGCGGGTCTTTTACGAGGCCGAATCGCTCGGGCTCAAGGACGAGCACTTCTCAAAGCCGGGGAACAGGATGCTTTGGCGAGCGTTCCGTGACGGGTTGGCGGTTGGTATCAAGCCAGACATCGGGTTGATACATGAGCGGCATGAGCGGGACATCGTTAAGTTCGGCGGGCTCTCCTGGCTGAGTGCGTTCTCTGGGGCCTGCGGCTCCCTGCAGCACGTTCCGAATTATGTAGACCGCGTTCTCTCTGGGCACCGCCGGGCGAGGATTCTCCACGCAGCCCGGCTGGCCCTTGAGGCAGGCAAGTCGTCAGACAGCACAGCAGCAGACATCCACGCCATCCTAGAGGGGGCCTTGAGTGACTCTGCCCAGGAGATTGGCCTCGGCGCTGAGCTGGAGACCGCAGAGAGCATTGTCATGGACTGGGCGGCAAGGAGACAGTCCGTCCTAGACGGAGAGACTGAGTCCGATGAACTGACCTGGGACATTCACGCCCTCGACCGCTTCGTGTCGGCCGGTCCGGGTCACTTGGTTGTTATCGGCGGTCGTCCGAAGATGGGGAAGAGCCAGCTTGCCCTCTCCATCATGGCGAACATATCAAGGAATCACGGCCCCACCCTGTTCTGCTCTGCAGAGATGGGGAGGGATGCCCTCGCTAGGCGGATCCTTTCCTCAAGCGCAGACATCAAGACAACAGACCCCAGGGTCTTTGCGGAGGGCACTGCTCGGGTGTTCAGCGAGTGGCTGGATGTCCCGATGTTCTTCGACTACAAGGCGCGGTCGTTTCAGAACGTCTCGGCCTCCATCCGCTTCGCTCACCGCAAGCACGGCATCAAGGCTGCAGCGATTGACTACCTGCAGTTGCTCGAGATGGACGGGGCGAGGACGGAGGAGGAGGAGATCGGACGAGCATCCAAGGGCTTCAAGAACCTCGCAGAGGACCTCGGAATCCCCATCATCCTTCTTGTCCAGGTGAACCGTCGTTGCGAGGAGAGGGCGGACAAGCGGCCCGTCATGTCTGACATTCGCGGGTCCGGTCGTGTCGAGCAGGACGCAGACGCCGTCGTCTTCGTCTACCGAGAGTCCTACTACAACGAGAGATTCGCCCGTCCCAGTCAAGTGGAGCTCCTCGTCCGAGCCAACAGACACGGGCCAGCGGGGACAGGCATAGCCTTCTGGCGACCGGGTGGTGGCTGGTTCCGAGACCCGACACCGTGGGAGGCCCTGGGGACAAAAGACCCCAGCTAGACGAGTCCGGCTGGGGTCTTTTGGAGCGTCCCGCCCAGAAGGTTAGAGATTGATGTACGTCGTCCTAGTGCTATGCTCCCGACATGAACGACGACGACGACACCGACCGGGCCTGCATCGCCTGCCCAGCCATCTACACTGGGGGCATCAAGTGCCCTGACTGCGGAGAGCCCGGCGAGCCGCTACCCGGCGTGCCGATGGTCGAGCTGATGGACGACTCCGGCGAGTGGTTGCGCGGCTCGGCTCGGGCCGATGCGATCAAGGGGACTGGGCAATCTTTTTTGTAAATACACTACTCGCCACCCGTAATCGATAGTGCCCTTCCCCATGCGGAGCTTATGCCTCGTCGCTTCCTAGCTCGGGCTACGGCCTGGTGGGATACACCCAAGTCCTTGCCGACCCTGCGGTCGGACCACACTCCGAGTTTTGGGTGGTACTCTTCCTTTGGGATACCGCCGGGCCCACGGGCAGCGGAGAGGTCGACACCGAAGCGAATCAGCGAGCTCTTCGCCGTCCTCCAGTTGATCCCCCACTTCGCAGCAAGGGCGTTGATGCTTCCGATGGCCTCGTAGTCCTCAATAAACTTACTCTTCATATCGTCGGTGATAATGTTGCTGGCACCCATGCTAGTTCTCCTTTGCGTTGGCAATTTGTTCTGCAATCCGCTGGGCCACGATTGGCGTCACGGCATTTCCCACCTGTCTGTACTGGCTGGTCTTCGTTCCCTTCAGTGGGTACTCGTCGGGGAGGTCCATGAGGCGAGCACACTCGGCCACTGTTAGCCTCCTGCGCCCTGTCGCCAGCCAGAGTGTGTCCGGGGCCCTCGCTGGCCCTCCTTGGGCCGTCCAGCCCGTGCTCTCCTTCCCGTTAGTCCCCTTGTACTCGGTCGCACTGACGAGAGCGCTGGGCCTGTCCAAGAGTTCGGGGTGCTCGCCCTTTCTCCACCTGGACTCGGTGAGGAAGGGCTGCGACGACCCGCCCGGGCTGCCCCGAAGGGCGCAGGAGGGCTCGTCCACCCCGTGTCTCTCATACCGAGCCCCGCCGTCCCGGCCCCGCCGGTACTCAATCCACGGACCAGCGTTACCAATCTGGCTAGCCGCAATCGTGGTACACGGCTCGCCCGTCAGGTCCCGGTAGTTCCTCTTGTGTGCGAGCTCGGGTGTCTGCGGGTTCCTTCCGCCCCCGATGACCCGAAGCATCTGGTTCCCCTTTCCTCCGATGGTGGGTGCCGGCTCCTCCGTGCTAGCTGGCCTCTCTTGCCTCGGGTTGTTGGTCGAGTTCCTGCTTCCGCTGAGCTCGCCGGTCAGGCCGAGGGCTTGACCCACGGTGTTCCAGGGCAGGAGGTTCTTGTCGAAGAGCCCCCGCTCCTTCTCCGGATTTGCGTGCGTCCGCTCGGGAAACTCGACGGCGTGTGGGCCGGCGACGATGAACACCCTGCGCCTCCTCTGGGGGACGCCGAAGTCAGCACTGTCTAGGATTTTCCAGCTAACCCAGTTGAACCGCTTTCGTAGGTCTTCCAAGATCACCTGATTGAAGTAGGCGTTTGGGCAGAGGGGCGTCCCGACGCAGCACTTCCCCTGCTTGCAGGCCCCCTTGTGGTTGGTGAGCCCGACCACGTTCTCTCCCACGAACCACGTTGGTCCGGTGAAGTCCACCGCCTCGACAGTGGCAGGCCACATGTTCCTTTCGTCTTGGGCCCCCTTCCTCTTTCCCGCAGTAGACCAGGCCTGACAAGGGAACGAGGACCACAGTAGGTCCGGCGCCATGCCCTCGTATAGGGACAGGTCTCGGACGTCACCCTGGACGGCTGGGAGCCCTGCAGCCCGCATCGTGGAGCAGGCATCTTCATCCCACTCCACACAAGCGAGGTGTTCAAGCCCCGCAGCCTCGAGTCCGAGGGCAGCGCCCCCAGCTCCAGCGAATAGTTCAAGTACTTTCATCTCTCTTCTCCTTCCTAGATGACGACTCCGTCGCCATCACATGATTTGCACTTTGGATCTACCGGGCGCATCCCGTAGTCCTCAGGGCCAGCCTCGTTGCCCCAACCGTCGCAGACGGTCTGGCCGTCCCAACACTTCTCGCATCCGTGAGTGCGGTTCCACTCAGCCTCCGACTCTTCCTCTGCCTCCTTCTCAGCGGCATCCAACTCAGCGACAGAGCAGGGGAGCCTCACGCTGTAGCCTTCGGTGCAGTCCAGGCCATCGCTGCCTTCGCAGTAGGGGTAGACCGTGAACCTCCCCCGGGGGTCGGACTCGTTGGTCTCAAAGTCAACGGGCAGGCCCGCCGCTGTGTACTTGAAGAAGGTCTTCTTCAGGCTACGAAGGGACATGGCGTCCGCTTCGGCCTGAGTACAGGGCCGCTGGCCCGGCTCGGCATCAGCGTCGAACCCACCGGCCGCCCGGAACCCGTTCGCCACCCAGTCCCCCGCCTCAATGAGACAGCCGAAGTGGCCGAACAGGTCTTTGGCAGAGCGGATGGTCTTCCCTTCCTTGCGGGCGAAGCCCTGGACGACAGCCTTGCGAACGTCGCTGTGTTTCCAGCCGTTCTCCTCGCAGTAGCCATCCATGCAGGTTGCGCTGCAGAAACCGCTCTGCCACCAAGAGTCCAGCGGCCCGTTGCCGAAGAACCCAAGCGGGTTGGGGATTCCGGGGTCCTTCTCGGGGAGCTCCGCATAACAAAAGCAGCAGATGTCGTCTGGGAAGTCGCTCATCTGGCAGTATCGATCCCAGTCTTGGCTGGGGCAGTAGTTAATCATCTCTCTTCTCCTTTCCTTGTGCAAGAAAGCAGGCGTGGCTGGGGTCAGTGTGGAACCACTGCCCCTCGTCGTCGCAGTACCAGACCGGCCTGTCGCAGTCGGCGCATGGTTCGCCGTCAATCTCTGGGGTGTAGTCGTCGTGGGTAATCGCGCAGGCCCTACAGTGGTTTGGCTTGCAGTAGTAGTGGAGATGGAACTCCGTGCCGCAGTCCTCACAGCGCCTCGCTTCGGTTGAATCTTTCATGTCTTCTCCTTCCTAAAGCCACTCGACATGGCCGAATGGCATCTCGTTAATGTTCATTGAGGCGAATTCCTCGTAGTCGGCAAACGTCCTCATGTTTCCGTTGTCGTCCAGTGGTCCGTGGTCGTCTTGATTCTTCTCGTACATCTCCTTGATTGCGTTGCGGGCCTCCTCTCTGGTTCGCCCGATGGCGGTGAGCTCGTAGCCAAAGACGTTGAGTTGGGCTAGGTAGACGGTCTGTTTATTCTTCTTGTTCATGGTTCCTCCTTAGTACTCGGCCGGGTCGGCCGGGTAGTGGTCGTTGTGAAAGTAGTCAAGCTGGTCCTTCGGGGCATCTTCGTCGGCCCAGTCGGTGTCGGGGGCCACCTCCTCCGAGTGGAGGACGACGGAGACCTCGTTCTGGGTTTCAATCCAGACGTGGGCCCCGCAGGACAGGGGCTTGTCCGGTCGGTAGATGACTCGAGCCACCTCCTCGCCCTCCTTGTCGTAGATGATGGCCCCGTGACCGTAGTCGTTTGACTTGTAGGTCTTCACGGTCAGGACCGGGTCGGTCTTGCCGTGCTTCCGGTTCGCCTTGATGACGTGTTGGTTGACGTGGATTATTGTTTTCATTATTGGTCACCCGTCGAACAGAAAGCCTTGATGGCATCCAACAGAGCCTGCTCCTTAGCGGGCAGGTTGCCCACCAGGGACACAGCCTTCTCGGCGTCCTCAACCGAGAGTATGTTGCGACCTGTGACACGCTCAAAGACGGAGACGATGTCGCACTGGTCACTGAACCCCTGAGCCATAGACCCTGGGCTCTCCCATGTGTGGCCGCACTCCTGTGACCACTCACCTGCGGTGTCCAGTGCGCCCTCAAGGTTGGACAAGTGGATGGGGCCATTCGCAACAGTGGCGTAGACGTCAAGCGCCGTTAGCACGTCGTCAGGGTCATGCCCTCCGTGCTCTATTCTAGACAGCAAGCCCAGGGCTTCGCTTATCTTGGCGAGGTCGACGGTGCTGCTGCCTTCAAGCTCTGCGTAGAACTCCACGGCCTGGATAATCTCGTCCGAGTCAGTGGTTGTTCCGTTGCTATCGAGTGCTTCATACAACTGGACGGCTTCTTCGTGCCCCCCGCTGTTGTGCTCAAGGTCATTCTTAATAGCCTCGGCGCACTCAATGATGCTCTCAATGTTCTCAGTAAGGTTTTCGATGTTCATGTTCTCTATCTCCTTCTTTCGTTGTTAGGGGTGCCGGTTTGACCACCTTCAATCAGGCGTCCGTTCACCACGCTGGCCCAAAGGCCAACTCCGGCAGGCATACCAGTCATCACCTTGAGTTATGTCGACGGCCCAGGTGACGGCGGGTTAGGGGGGAGTGGGCCGCCTAGGTGGAACTCGCTGGGTACAAGTCCTCTTGTGCCTTGAGACCGTCCTTCACGGCGTCGAGGCGGAACTTGTATGTCTTTCCTGTGTGGATGTGTCTGCCCAACACTGGGTACTTCCTTGCCTTCGGCTTGATGCCGCAGACTCGGTACACACCGTTGTGCGTCCTGAACATCTTCCCGTAGTCGTCCGGCTCGAGGCCGAACCCGTGGGCGAGGCGCTTGAACGCTGTCTCCTTCGGGTCGATAGCCTCGCCGTCCTCCGTCCTCTGGGGGACGACGAACTTGAACGCCACCGGGGCCTCGGTGCTGGAGTACGTGCAGTGCTTGCGCTCCAGGACGAGGCCGTGCTTGTCGGCAACTACGGCGAGCGCCTCTCGCGCCTCCTCAAGAATCATCTTCAAAGTGCTTCGGTCAATAGAATCAATAGTCATCAGTCTTTCCTTCCTTCGCCACCTAGGTGGCAGTTTTTGGTGACGGCCCCGCCTCTCGGGCAACGAACCGACCACCGACACACCCGGCCCAGGCAACAAACGCCTGCTCTCGGGACATCGTTTTAGTAAACATAATCGCCAGCGATCCGGCCTCATGAGAGACCGTGAGCCCTGACTTCAACAACAAGAGGAGCTCCGGGAATGGAATCGCCTCCCTCTCATCAACAATCTTTCCCACTACATTCTCCCTGGACCGTGGTCCGCTTCGTGTTGTCGTTGTAACTCTTGCTCGACTTCGGGCTGACACCCAAGGCACAGTCCGGTGTCGGACATGACGGCCTCGGGGATCCGACATCGAGGGCAGACGCAGTCGCACTGGCAAGCAGTGCAGCGTCCACACGATTGGCAATAGGGCGCATGTTGTTTCTTCCTTTCTTCTGGTCGGTTCACAAAGACTCCTCCTAGTTGGCTATCGCTCATGCTTCCTCCTTCCTCACAACCTCGACGGTCGTTTCTGTGTGGGTCACTAACTTAAGCTCTATGCCGCCATCACGGCCCCCATCGAGTACATAGCTTTGGTTGGGGTTAGGTGGTTTGTCTAGGGCGTCTTCCCGGCGAACTCGGGCTCTAGCTGGGAGCGCTTGGCACCCGACCATGTCCTCTATCCACTCAAACATCTGGGCTTCACTGGGGAATCGTATCGCTAGGTTAATCATGCTTCCTCCTCCTCCGCGCAGTCGGCGTAGTGGTCAACAAGGTCACATGCAGCGCGAAGCCTTTCGACAAGGCTAGGGTGTAGGCCGACCTCGCTACCGTCGCCTTGTGTGGCTAGCGCGTCCTGGTGGAGCATTCCGTGACCAAGCCCAAGGCCGTCGACCTTGTTGCTAATCCACCCGTCGCTCCAGTACCAATCGCCAAAAAGATGTTGTCGCTTGCTCATGCTTCCTCCTTGGTGGGGATGGGGTTGTCGGGGAGCAGGGCGCGGATGGCTGCGCGGACTTCATCGATCTGGTCGTTGCCGTAGTCACCGATCACCCAGCTTCCCTCGGGGATGGGGTGCCCTGCGAAGAGGTCGGGGCACTCGATGCCCCAGACCCCACGCGACTGCACCCCCATCGAGACAGGAACGAGGAGGACGTCGCTGACGGTGATGGTGGCGCGGGCGACGATCCCCACCTTGGGGTACTCCTCGCACGGCTCCTCGTCCTCGACAAGGTGCAGGGTGATCGGGCTAATTGTTACGTTGGGGTTCATGCTTCCTCCTTCTATGCGACACGCCGGACGAATCCGGTGGTGTCCTTGGTTGCGGGGCCTTTTGCGAATAAGGCGATCCAATGCCCCGGCGGATCGTCAAACCTAATGTCGTCGGTGTCGCCGGAGGTGATGGGGTAACCCATCCACTCACCAGCCTCGAGCAGCCGCTGAACAGCCGCCTCCGCCGTCGTCCTAGTCGTACCGTCCTCGGACTGGAACACCGCCGCAGCGTTGTGCCCCGCCTTCAGGTAGGTAAGAGCGTGCTGCATGGCCGACTCGCTCTCACTCAGGCTGTAGGTGAGGTGGTAGTTCGACGCCGGCTTTCTGTGTTCAAGCGGCCACTTTGTGTAGTCGTAAAAGGTCAGGCTGGGGAACTCATCCACGATCCCAGTCCTCTCCCACGCCACGTCGCTCGTTCCGTTCAGCCGGACGGCCGGCTTCATCCCCTTGACTCCCGCCAAGTAGATGTGCTGGTTCAACTCCATGCGGAGCTGCGCCAGGAACGCATCGGGGAACAACTTCCACAGTGCCGTCTTCGATACCCGTGCGATGTAGGCCATGTTGGTGACCAACTGCCCGGTCTTGTTGATGCAGACCGAGGCACAATTCGTGGCGAACGGGCAGGTATTGAACCCCGACTCGTAGGCCGGGGCTAGGTGCATGATCGCAGTCAGTACCCCCTCCTTGTTTCCTTTCTCCACCTTTAAGTTCGACCCCAACAGCTTTCGCAGTCGGCCCGACTTCGTGAACTGAAGTTGGTGTTGTAGGTTGCTTGCATCGACGTCGACTCCAATGGAGCCGAGTACCTGTCTCGCTTCTTCAGTAATCCTCATGGTTTCTCCTTCCTGAGGGGTTGTCTAACTGTTTGCCCATCCAAAGAACACGAACGTCCTCCTGTCCGGGTCCGGCTCGGCCTCATCGACGATCTCAATGCAGCCCGCAGGGCCCCACTTGCAATCGATCCGCTCGTCACCATCGAGCAGCCGGTTGGCGAAGGAGGCCGCCACCTCCCCGTCAGGCAGCGGGATCACGACGAACCCGCGACCCCGCTTCTCAGCGATGGTTCCAGACCCTCCGGAGTGACCGTGGTCGTAGCAGGCCTGCCTAACGGCCTCGTCGAACGCGCCTCGGGCGGTGTCGCCCCTCATGTTCACAATGAAAAATTCAGCACCCATATCTAATCTCCTATCCTAGGTAATAGTATACACTAGAGGTTGACCCATGTCAACCCCAATGTGCATACTGGTTGTTGGTTGTTTACCGGGCCTGGACGACCCAGGGGCTCGGCTCAATCCCGCCCAAGCCAGGTCTGGTAAGGGGAATAGCCCCGGATGGGGGTCACCTCCTTGTAGACCTCTTCAAACTCAGGACGCTTGCCGTGCTTTTTCACGTAGGCCCGGCCAAACGTGCCGGCGTCCATGTCTTCCTCGAGGTAGACGTGGGGGCCACGCTGGTATGAGTAGCCCGAAATCTCGACGGCGATGCCCAACTCAGTGAGCATCTTCCTGGGAACCTGCAGCCACCCGTGTCCTGGGTCTGTGTGAAACGTAAACATCTCAGACTCCGTTCACGGGGAAGGTGAGATCTTCGTAGCCCGCCGACTGGCCAAACAGCGTCCCGCCGTCGTTGCCCTCGTCGTCACTGGAGGGGTAGACCATCGACCCGTCAGTGAACTCAATCACGATGGGCCGCTTATACTCCCAACCTAGGTGCGCGGCCTCGTCCTCAGTCATCCAGCCCACAGCCTTGATCGTCTTACCGACGAGGTGCTTGTGGGCGTAGTCCATCCAGTACTTCGCTTGCTCTTTCTTGTTCTTAAACATTTCCATTTCCTTCCTAGTTGTTGCCCTTATTGGGCGGTAAAACCCTTAGTCAGGCGCTTGTGCGCCTTCGTAAGGGATGCTTGCAATAGTTCAATCTTGTGGAGCACTTCCGTGCTGCACTGCTCTTCGTGGTGGCTGACGTCGAGGATCTCAAGCACAGCAACCAACTCCTCTTCGATGTTGAGCTCGTCCCAAGCCCAGAAGAGGGACTGTTGGCAAGGGACACAGGTCCCCTGCTCGATGTCGTTCGGGGGGAACTGCTCCTCACAGAACCTGCACTCGGTGCAGTCGCACGTTGTCGTTCCGCTGGCATGACCGTGCTTCCCGCAAGCGGCGCACTTAGTCCAGTAGCAGTTCCAGTCGTCAGGTACGTTGCTCATGCTTCCTTCCTTTCAGCAGTGTCTCCACGGAGAAAGTCAAACAGGTCGGCAGATTGATCCGCGACCCATCCGTACTCCTCCCAGAGCTCATTGGTTGGTACGTCCCTGTAGTTGCTCATGATTGCGGCGTCGCCTGCCATCCAAAGCAGGTGAAGGCGCTCTCGGAGCTGGGCTTCCGTGATCTTCTTGCTCATGCTTCCTCCTTCTGGGCGACGGCTGCGATCCCGATTGCCTTGTTGATGGCTCTGACGGCATCGTCGAAGTCCCGGTTCGCAGTCGGGGTGAATACGGTCAGGGCCTCATGCGCCTCAAGCAAGCCGGCCTGGATGGTCCTTAGGGCCAACTCTAAGTACTTCTCTCGTTGAGTTTTCATGACTCCTCCTCTATTCGCTCGGTAACAAGGCGCTCGCCTATCATCCTGTCAATCAGTTGCACTGCTTGGCTACCCCAGCCAACCTGGTCTCTTAGCAGTGAGTAGAGGGCACGGATCTCAGCGTGCATGCTCGCTACTAAGGCGCTGTCTAAGGCGTAGAAGGGAACAGGCGGCTTTTCCATCCCTCGGTAGTTGGGGGGCGGCGGCTCGGCGGGGACTCCCCCGCAGGCCAGACACTCGGTCTCTCCGGGGCGGCGGTTTCCCAGAATCGTTGACCACTCGGGCTCATCGCATTTGCAGATGTATAGGTTCATTTCTCACTCCTATCTCGGGTACACCTGGAGCACAGTAGGCTCGGGGGTAACCCAGGGTTGACTGCTCGGACGACCAATTCGTCTCCGCAGTAGGGGCACAGCGGGGGAGGGTCGGCCATGCCGTTCAGCCGGGCCTCCTTCCGCCGTATGTCAGCGTGCATCATCAGTCTCTCTAGTTCGTTCATGCTTCCTCCTTCATGTAGTTGGCGCACTCTTCACTCTCTCTGAACTCATCGAAACAAACGGGAGTCCATCCGCCCCGCTCGATGCGCTCAAGGTTGTCCTCGATGTACTTCCGATAGGCATTCAGCTCAGGCGCAGCGGCGATGAGCTTTCCGTCTGCGATATCGCTATCGTTATCGGAGGGCCACACTTCGGCTACTGTTTGGGCGGCACAGAGGCAGGGTATGCCAAGGAGCACCCCATCCGGGTCAGGCTCCTCGGGGGCACAGAGGCAGTCAAGGTTCCCCCATACTATCGAGACTCGGTTTCCGCGGTGGAAGCAAGCCTTCGTAGTAACGATGGCTGTCCACGGTCCAGGTGTGTGTTCGTTGCTCATATCTAGTACTCCGCCCCAGGGGTGGACACAACCTGCCCCGGGGTGAATAGCGTTGCTTCAATGGTTCCTTCACTCATCTTCCATCTCCTTCTTCTGTTCACGGCCAACCTCAACGGCTGACCTTCCTGTCTCTTCAGCGATAGCGAGCACCATTGCTCGCCAATTGTTGGACCTCTTGGAGTAGTCGTCCCACGACTCCCCCTCCGCCGGGTCCAGGGATAGTGGGCAGTCGTGTGAACCGCTTACCCACAGGTCATGCTGGACCTGAGCCCGGCACTGTTTGCATGTGACGCTCATGACTTGTGAACCACAGCGACAGCAGCGTTGACGAACTCGATGTACCCGCCCTTAATCCTGCTACTTGCGAGGTGCGACACGGTCATCCCATCTCCGTAGTAATTAAGGGGCACGATGCAGTCTCCCTTGGTGCCCTTTTGCTCCATCAGGATTGTCGCCAGTGCCCCCTCGCTCCACCCATAGGGGTCGCCCTCTACGATGTACGCGCCGTACTCCCCCACCGGGTTGGTAAGGTTCTCGGCTCGCTGTTCTGCGCCTTGTGGGTCCTCGGCATCGTAAGCCTGGCCTGCAGCGCCACTGCTTCGGGTGATGGCAAGGGCTACTTCTTTTACAAAATCACTCACCTTCCTCTCTTCTCCTTCCTTGTCGCCAACCAGGGATCTGGCAGCGTCAACAGCCCCCCGGAGGTTCGCTACAAAGCTGAGCGTGTCTTGGTTGTTGGGCGGGGCATGTGGCAGCAGGAGCGCAGCCGCTTCCAGCCAGTTACACAGACCAAGGATGGTTGCCCTTGTCTCCCCTTCCTGGGTTAGTTCTTCGTCACTCATCTTCCTTCTCCTTCTAAAAGACGGCAGGCATTTGCCCACCGTCGAGCTCTTCCTTGATGTTGGACTCGGGGAGGAACAACTCTTCCCCGCTCCTCATTGTCACGACAGAGCCGTAGACAATGCTTCCATCACGCCCCCTCCCTCTCGGGATGAGTCGGATGTTCCGTATCTCGTGGGCCTTGATCCCATGCCTCCGCTGCACGTCCAACTGCCTAGACAGTTGCTCCTGAAGCGGCCCAAGGGCCTCGGCCTTCTCATAAACATTCATTTCTCTTCTCCTTCTTCCGGTTGCCACGCCCTGAGCCAACGAGATTCGTTCTCTCTTACAAGGGCCAAGTGGAGGTCGTACATCGCCTCGGCGTTTCCGCACGGGTTGCAGATGTATGTCTTGTTGTCTCGTCTAGATAGTGCGTTGAGCGCGGGGTCTTCGTTCATCCCGGGCTCACCGCATCGGGGGCATGTTTTGCTCATCTCTCTTCCTTCCTTGCCCAACATTGGGCAGTTAAATCATCCCGAGCTGAAGCAGCCAGCTCGGAGACCCGTGTTCACACGTTCCGTCAGGCTCGACCCGACACCCATCCACCGCCTCGCAGACCCCATCCATCATCCACTCGCCCAACTGCTCGTCAGACGGGGTGCTGGTGGTGTGCCTAGGCTTGGGCTCAGGCTTGAGCTCCGACTTGAATAGGACGTACCCGGTATCCTCCAGCCTGTTGAACCGGACTCGGATGCGCTCCAGGTGGGGGTACATCTTCGCCAAGTCGGACCTGTTGGTGTACCGACCACTCGGGGTCTGGAAGTCCTTGTCCTTGTTGAAGTCGGCTTGCGCCTCCTCCAGCGTCATGTGGTCCCGGCCATAGGCTGGAACCAAAGGTTCAATTCCAAATAATCCACTCATTTCTTCTCTCCTTCCGGGCAGTTAGCCCTCTTCATCTGTTGTTGTTGGTGGCTCTGGCTGCGCCAACGGCAGCCAGTAAATGTCGTGGGGCCAGTAGCAGCGGCTCATAAATTCGGAGCCGCCGCCGTAAACCCAGACGCCAACTATCGGCACCTTTACGGGGGTCGTTTCATCGCGGGCCGGGTCGAACATCCAGTACCAGCCAACCTCAGTCGGCCAAGTTGTTGTCCATTTCATTCCTCTTCTCCTTCCGGGCGGTTAGCCCTCTTCAAACTTGACTTCCACATGTCTCGGCCTCGTTCCGAGTAGTACACCCGCGGGTCCGAGAGGCAGGGAAACAAGGTCACGCTCGAGTAGGGCTTGCCGACCTGCTCGAGGAGCTGGTAGGTCCACTTGCGAGCGAGCTCGACATCGAGCTCCTCAGGATCGTCGTCATCCATCGGCGCGTCGTCGTGGTTCGTAACGAAATCGAACGCCTCATCGAACGCCTCGTCCTCGTCGTCCCAACGATCTCCGTGCCGCTTCACCTCGCACTTCCACTCGCGGACCATCGAATCCGATGGCTTCTCAAGACCACTCATCACTCACCTCCTTCCGGGCGGTTAGCCCTCTTCTCAGCAATCCACTCAAGAAACTTGAACCAACCGCGCAGCACCTTTTGCCGCAGGGTGAGGTGCCCAACGATGACCACCTCGTCCAAGTAGTAGTCGTACTCCCGCTTCCTTACGTCGAGCTCGTTGCTCGCGGCGAAGTCGAGGAACTCGAGGACCTCCTCGGGGCTCAGCCATCCGCGGACCTGGCCGCCGCAGTTTTCGTCGAACGAGTGCCACATAGTGTCGTCGCCCTTCCTATTGGGGGTTTCACCTTCACGGATGTCGCGCCAAGCTGCGATCTCTGCCGTGGTTGCGGTCCACTCCTCGCCCCGCCCCGCCGCGTTCAGTGAGGCCCTGATCGGGAGGTCCCTGTTCGACGAGTAGTTCCCTGGCCCCCACTGAACGCTGACGGTGTTCCCGTTGGGGAGCTTCAGGTGGAACCCGTGAACACCAATGGTCATCAGGTCTGCGTATTCAGTGCGCCACCGGGGCGGTCGCGGACCCTCGGGGTCTCCCGTGATTCCGCCGAATGTGGAAAACTTCATTTCACTTCTCCTTCCTCGGCCCACTGTCCACCCAGATCCTCTGCGTGGAGGCCTCCAAGCGGTCCAGTAGGTCCGCCTCTTCGGGCGTCATCCAAACCCCCAACGAGAACCCAGCCTTCTTGTTGGGGGGGATTCGGAGGTTGTCGAAGCGACCCTCGACAACCATTGGAAGGCGACTCGACGCCACGCTTTCGCAGTAGTGTTGGGCGTCGTCACGGGTCTTGAACACGCGCCGACTCATCAGAGTCATGACACCGCCTTCCAAGCCGACAACGACGTAGGAGTAGTACTCTCCGCTGGGGTGGATCTTCCGTTCTTCGGTATTCATTTCACTTCCTTCCTTGCCAGCCACTACAGGCAGGCACACAGGGCCATACTGGCCGTTACGATGACTCCGACCGTCAACATCGACGCCAGAGCCCAAGCCGCATACATCTCAATCGGATCCCAGTTCTTCATTCCTTCTCTCCTTCCTCGGCTTCCCACCCCTGTGGGGGGGCCGAAACGTAGCCCTCGTCGTGGGCACGAAACTCAACGGTGGTGGGTCGCCCATGCTGCTCGACCATGTGCGTCAGAGAGTGCTTCTCTCCGAAGCGGTCAAGCAGGACGATGAAGGACCCGTTGTCCCACCCCAGGAACACTCGGTCCTCGCCAAACTTACTCATGACACACCCCCTTCCATCGGGTTGGTCGCCAATCGGACGGTCAAGGCGAACTCCAGGGCGACCCGCTCGTCCTCTTCGGTCACAGGTTTCCAAAAAAGACGTTCGGGGCAGCCCTCAATACTTATGTGAGAAACAAGAACCCTCCTCACCGACTCAAGTGTCTCCAGTGACACGGCCGACAGTGGGCCGACTTTGACGTTCTTCATATCAATCTCGCTTCCTCTGCCACCTAGGTGGCAGCTTCAATGGGGCCATCTCTCGACGGTCCCGGTTAATGTTCGCGCTCATCTGCCTAAACAGACGACGCTCTCTCCTGGCTCTCAGCCACTTCATAAATCGCTTCAGCATTTCTCTATTCCTCTCGCCGTTGGCGCTCGGTTACGATTTTCAGTTGTCGCTCAAGCAGCCCCAGGGCATAGGCAAGGTCTCCCGGCCTGGGCGTGCCCCCCATCGCCTCGACGATGACCCGGCTGCAAAACATGTAAATACGGAGCGTGTTGAAGGCGATCTCTCCGCCGTAATCGACGTTGAGGTTCGACGACAACTCTCCGACGGCTCGTCGAGCCTCGTCGAGACGGCCCTCCTTGATCGCTTCGATGGCCTCACGCAGCCCGGCCTCGAGCGCCTCTCTCTCTTCCTGAGTACCCATCACGGGCCTCCTTTCAATTCACTGCCACCTAGGTGGCAGTAGTGTTCTGAATGAACACAGTTGGCCCCACGAGCTCCCGCCCGTGAGGCCTGCTCTGTTCACTAGACCTCGACCACAGTTCGGTTGTCGGCCAACGCCCACCCGTTCCGCTCAAGACGCTCAGTCTCGTCGGTTCGATTGGACGTTTCGACTCGGACCCGAACCGCCACAAGAGCGCCACTGTCACCCCTGATAGGGGTGGTCGTGACTGCCGGCGGGCTATAACTGGTCCGCTTGAAACCAAGCGCAGCCAGGCCGCCAGCCAAAGACGTGTTCGCGGGCATCATGTTCGCGTCCCGAAAACACTTCACAGTTCCTTTGTTCTTCATCTCTCAACTCCCAAATCACTGCCACCTAGATGGCAGTGGTGTTTCCCTTCCAACCATTGGAAGGGGTGTTCTCAGTGAACACAGTGAGGCGCACAGACGGACTCAATCGCCTGTCTGTGCGCCCGGCTCTGCTCACTAAGCCTTGGCTTGATTCCAATCCTCAAGGGCGCTCTCAATGCGCGCCCACTCCTCGGCCGACTGGTCCCAAGCGGCCCGCCGGATGGGGGGCCGGAGGTCGCCGCAGTGGTCGACCCCCATGCGCTTTTCGTAAGACAACTCGTCGACCATGAGCAAGCGGTACTCGCCATCGCTGTTCGTTATCCAGCACTGGCCCTTTGGGCGACCCATCAAAGCGATTCGACGAAGGTCGTCCAGTCCAAGGTCCTTAACGATATCGTCGTCGCCACCAGCGGCGGCGTCGTCTGCGATTAAGGTTTGAAGGGCGGACTCGGCCTCAACTAAAGTAAAAAGGCGTTGTTCCATAATCTCTCCCGGTTGTGCCCCAGACGGGGCGGTTAAACTGCCACGTAGGTGGCAGCGATGCTCTCAGTGAGCACAGTGAGTCACACGGGCTCCCCCGTGTGACCGGCTCTGATCACTGATTGACAGACCACACCAAGCCGCGGTGTACGTTGCCCTCGTCAAAGGACAGGCCGTACTCGGCGGCCACGCCGCAGGCAAAGGCATGAGCCTCCTTGGCGCAGGCGAAGTTCTTGCTTCGACTACCGACCCCAGCGACAAGACCGTCGTATTCGCCGCTCGGGCTAAACACGTTCGCTTGCACGCTGGAACCCGTAAAACTCCGCCCAGTACGGTTGCAGTACAGGGCGGAGTTATTACAAAGGACAACCTCGACAAACTGACTCATCGCGGCTCGATTGTTCCAAGTATTCATCTCTAAACTCCCGATTGTGCCCACAAGGGGCGATTTACTGCCACGTACGTGGCAGTGATTTACTGCCACGTACGTGGCAGTGATTCTCAGGCATGGCCTGGCCAGAACGGACCTGTCCGTGCCATCAGCGGTTGCTCGCCAGCGCGCAGGAATGCCTTGGCGGTCCGGATTTACGGACTCGCGTAGGTATCCCTGAGAACGGGACGCCCGAAAATTATCTACTGCCACGTAGGTGGCAGTAACTCTCATCGCAGAGCTCGAGGCGCAGCCAGGCCCTGGCGGCCCGGGTGCCCGGCTCAGGCGAACTACTCCCACGGGAGTAGTTGAGAGGTTAAATCATCCACAACACGTAAGGCCCAAGGGCCGACGGTGTACCGTCATCAGCACCGGGGGGGGGCCCGAGGGCCCCCCCCCATACTGTCTACGCTCTAACCTGCAGCCTGTAGCTTAGCGGCTTTAGCTAGAATCTCTTCCTTGACACGAGCCTGTACCACAGCCTCCTTCGCTGTGATCGCATCGTCTCGCTCGGCGTCACCAAGGAACGTCTCCATAAGTACGGAGGCCGCGCCCTCACCTTCGTCGTCGGCAATTCCGGCGATGGCCTCAAGGGCCAGTCCACGGTCACGCGGGTTGGAGGCATCAAGGTCCATGGCGGTCACGCGGGCCATGATCGCAGTGTGCAGAGCCACACTAATGTGGGCGCTGAACGTCGCGACTCCGTCCTTCTCACGCTGGGCCGCGGCCGCCTCACGTTCCGCGGCCGCATCCTCTTTGCCCTTGCGATTCGCCTCAATAGCAGCGGCGAACTCCTCCGGAGTCTCAGCGTCGAGAACGACGCTCCAGACATCGCGACAAACGGCCACAGCACCAAGCAGCACGTCCTTCGTATCACAGAGGATACGGAGGCCACGGGGCTTGACGGCGTTAGCACTCATGCCGCTATTAGGACGGTGTGCCTTGATAAAGGCACGGATAGCCTTAGGGCCACGGGGGAGAATCCAGCCAACGGACTTCTTGAAAACGAAGCCCGTTGATTTGGCTACCTCCGTCGCGTCCGCCCCATCAGCCCGGAGGCTAGGAAAGAGGATATCCACGTAGGCGCGGACGATACCGACAACAGCGCGGTCAGTCCAAGCTTGCTGATGTAGCAGGCACTCGGACGCAACCTCAACCGTATCAACGCTCACGCCGTCAAGGACGGCCGCACCGGGGCTGCCAGCGGGGAAGCCGCTGGCAGCGGAAAAGCCGCCATTAGCCTTGCCGGAACGGGTACGAATCACGCAGTCA